CCATCTACTAGATCATAAATTGGGCCTTCTGAAATTATATCTGTAAAAACTGCGGTCTGATCTTTTGCAAGTCTTGCGCTTTCTTCTGATTTTGCACTTTCATACTCTGCAAGTGCTACAGCTTCTTTGTCTCCTTCTGAATCTTCAGTAAAGTCGTTATTAAAACTAAGAGTATTTTGTAAAACAATGTTACCTTCTGCTGAAGGAACTGATTGAGATTGTTCTAAAACTCTATTGCTTTGTAAAAGTTCGAAAGATACTGGATAGCCTGGAACTCTTAGCTCTCCATATAAAAGAGGAATAGGTAGTCCTTCTGCTATATTCCTTTCACTACCATTAAATAAATATCCTTCATCTTCTTGATCGACTGAAGGGTCTGGAGCCATCATTTCTGCAAGACCACTCATTGCTAAGTTTGTTGCAATTCCTGTTCCTACATACACACCAGCTTTTAGTAAAAATGAACCTGACTCAGCGGCTCCTGCGGCAAGACTTTTTCCGCCGAATGCCGTAAATAATCCAGGTGCAAAAATAAGAGTAAATATTGCTGCAGCTGCTAGTATTTTTCCAAATCCTGAGCCAGATCCTGCAGGAATAGCAGATATTATTACATCTCCTTTAAGTACAGGTAAAAAATATTCTTCTGGAGTATCTATATCGGTGTCTTGAGTATCTACAACAAAATTATAACCTTTCTCATGACACTCTATCAGATACTCTTTAAAATCGGGGCGATTAGCATATACACAACGAAGAGCGTCTTGAACTCTGTCTCCAGTAAATGTAAAAGACTCCCCAAAACGAAGAGCCATGTCCCCTTGTAAATATATTTTATGCGAAGTTTTCATATTTTCTACCAATTATACTAACAACTCTTTCTTTTGGCTCTAGTATTTCTAGCTCCATGCTTGGGTAACTAAATATATAGTAAGGAATTCCTAAAAAATCACAATATCTTTTGTCGTTTTCACTTGCTTCACAAGGTAAGTCTGGGTGACTATGAACTATTCCTACTATTTTATATCGTTTTACTAAATTTATATATTCCTGAGGGTCAATTATAAAGTCTTCTCCTCTTTCTGCTACATTAGTGCAAGGAACCCATTTAGTTTTTTCATGTTTTTCTATTAAAAGCCCACACCCTTCTTTCGGATATTCTTTTTGAAAATGGCTTTCTATTTCTTCTATCATCTAAACTTCATACTACCTATAAAAGCTCCGAAAGGCAAGGCTTTGGAGGTATTTTTTGTAGTTGCAGGAGCTTGATTCGCCGATGTTTTAGTTTGTGGAATAAACTGAAATCTACATTTACAAGAGTCTAAAGTTTTTCCACAAATATCACCTCTTTTCCAGTATTTTGAAGAAGCAGAAGGAGCTTCTCCAGAACCAGAGGATAAAGCAGTAGTACATTCCCATACTGTAGTTTGCCCTCCTGAAGTATACTCTACATAGTCTCCAACTGAATGGGCGGTGTCTGAATATACCGTATAGGTTTCATATTCTCCTGAAGACCATCCAGTCATTGTAGTTCCAAAAAGAACTATAGGTTTATTATCATAAGTAAAGTAAGCTTTATGAGAATTTACACTACCAGAACCATCGGCGTAGTCTATTGTACTATTTTTGCTCCAAGTACATCCACCAGATAATCCTAAACTATGTCCTTGATATATCCAACTACAGTATTTTCCTATAACTGTTCTATTAGGCAACTTGAGTCCTGATAAATCAAATGGAGAAGCTAACTCAAATGTAACTGCAACATTATTTTCACTGAGTATTCTATCTAAGTAAAACTTTCGTACAGGAAACTCTATTGGAGGAGAAGCATCACCAGTTTCTCCATATAAATATTTTTTAAGAGTAGTTCTTTGAACTAAAGAGTTTCCTATTAAATCTTCATTTCTTATATCACCTATTGCACTGGAAAAAGTGCTTAATACATTTGCGATTGTAAGTTCGGGGCGATTCATAGCACCGTCAGCACTTATTTCTAAACTTGACATTTCTATGGGCAAAGCTGTATACGTCCTTACCGTATAAGGACTTGTTCTATCTCTAAATTGAACAGTGGTCAAATCAGCCTCTAATCCTGAATGAAAATACAAAGTAGAGCTAGAATCTAATTCTAAATCAAAAAGATAAACTAACTCACTTCCAGGCTCGACAACCTGTACACTATCAATTAATTCTGTCATGCTTCGTAAACTCTTCTGAAAGTTGCTGATGCGCTATAAAAGTCATCGTAAGAATATGATTGAGAAAAAGAATCACAAACTACTTTGATTGTAGTTTCTCCGCTATTATTACTATCTGGAATAGTAAAACTAAGTGCTGTAACTCCTTGCAAAGATCCTAAATATCCTGTAATATCATCTATCTCTTCTTTTGTACGATTATTAAAAGTTACACTATAGCTTTCTTGTAAACTATTAATTCCATTTGCAATTCTTTGTTCGTAGCCATCTCCGAACTGAGCCAATAAAACTCTTGGCTGAGTTTGACGAGTCATTCCTTTATCTGGAAGTATTTGACGCGATCCATAAGTAGATGTGGTTGCAAATCCTAGTGCCATTATGCTGCTCCATACGGACTAAGCATTCCGCCTGATCTCTTCTGATTCTGAATTTCTTTTTGTACTGCCATTGCAATTGCCTTTCCAAAATTTGCTGATTGTTGTTGGGCCCCTTCAACACTTGTAGTAGCTGAACCGTTATTGTTTACAGCAACATTTACCGTTACTCCACCAGAGCCTTTCATATCTACAGGAATTGCTTTTCCATTAGGAAGAGGAACTACGGCTTCATTAAACCTACCTTCTCCTACTAGTCCTACAGTTGGCTGATTTATAATTCCTCCATTTGCATATGATTGAAATCCGCCTTTCATGATTCCACCATTAGCAAAAGTAGCAGTAATACCTGGACCGAACATACTACCTAACTTTTCAGCAGCAGTAAAATTTGGATTAAGTCCAACTCTTCCTAGTCCTAAACGATTTCCTGCAGGTATTCCAACTAGGGATCCTATGGACGATACTACTGGAGCCGCTATACTAGAAGCACCTAACATTCCTGCCACAGCAGATCCCGCAGCTATCATAGCACTAGATATTGTTGAAGCGGCTGTTGCACCTCCTGCTGCTATTGAAGAGGCTATCTGCACTCCTGAAAAACTACCAGTAATCATACGAGTAAGATTTTCTGCTGCAACCTCTGCTACGCTTTCAACCATGGACTTTGCAATACCTAAGACTGCGTCTTTTAGGCTACTTTCCTGTCCTTTAAAAATCGCGGTTAACCCTCGTTGTAATCCTGTTTCGAAAGATTGATTTGTAGCATTTGCAAACTGCTGCATTAAATTATAGTTATTTCTTATAGTTTCTTGCTGTTCTTGTAAGAGATCTTTTTGTCTTCTTAACAAATCAAGCTGATCTTCTTGTGCTCGACTGAAAGTTTCTGAAGCATCAGCTTTTTGAAACTCTAAAAGAGCTATCTGTCCTTGTATATATCTTTCTTGTTGCTGTAGCTCTACAATCTTTAATCTATCTGCCTCTGCTTCTCGATTAAGTTTTGTTCTATTTCTTAAGGATATTTCTCTTGTAAGTTCCAGTCTAGCTGCATCTCTGGCCCTGTTTGCTTCTAAATCTACGAGTTTTTCTGTAAATGCTATTTGTTTTTCAAGTGCTAGTATTCTGTCCAACTCTCTGTAATAAAGGCCAAGACTTGTATCTTCAAGTTCTTCAAGTTCTTGTTTTAGAGTTCTAAGAAGTGTTGCCTCTCTGCTTTCTTTTCCTAAATTTTGTAAAACAGAAACATATTGACGAGTATTTTCATTAGTTAGTCTCTGTAAATTATTTAATCGTCCAACTTCTATAGATACTCCCTTATACTTTTCTTGTATGGTTTCTAATGCTGCTGCCTGTTCTTCGATAGTAGCCTCTGGATCTGAAAAAACTGCTAAAGCATCTGCAAATTCTCGTATTTGCTGAGGACCTCTTCCAAATCTTTCAGTTAAGAGTTTAAAAGATTGTTGTAGCCCATCTATCCGTTGACCAAATTGTAATAGCTCAGGTTTTTCTGAGGATAATAAAAACTCTAAATAAGTTTTATTAAGAGAGGCAATTTCTTCTTCTACTTCTGCTACCCTAGCTCCTGAACCTGCTGCTATAAAAGACTCGCTGAATCCTTCTTTTCGTTGCCTCTCTACAGTACCGTTAAACAGTTTTAATTTTTCATCTAGTTTTGCTACCTCGGCCGCTACACTTTTTGTATAGTCGCTAAATGCAGGAATAGAATTTTTTGCAGACAATTGAAAAAAGGAAGAACTTAAAGAAGTAATTTGATTTCCTAAAGCTTGAAAAAATTGCAATGCTCCAGTGCCATCTTCAGTTAGAATACTTTGAACAGTAACAAAATCAGCAAATTGCTCATTTAACTCCTTTAACTTTTTAGTAGATAACTCTAATTGTTTTTCTTGTAGTGCTAATTCATTTGTTGTTTCCTCAGCACCTTTTTTAAAACCTATATAGCCTCTTACAATTTCAAATAATGCAATAGCTAAAGAAATGTATCCAACGAAAGAAAATATTCTACTCAAAGCAGTAGCTGCAAAGTTAGCGGCTGTTGCTAATGCTG